GCTCGCCTGAGATTGCAAAAAGATTAAGCCCGCGTAAAAACGATAACAATGTCCACGATAAATATTTTAGGGCAGGTAATTTATTAAAGATTGGTTGGCCGTCAATCAACGTATTGTCATCATCAGATTACAAATACGTTGCGTTAACAGATTACGACCGATGGCCCGATGATGTGGACGGCGAGGGGGATGGATTTAGTTTAGCATCCAAACGGACGACTACATTTATGAGTGCCGGTATGACACTTGTAGAGAGTTCGCCAGGCAAGGATATTGTTGATATAAAACATCATCCAAAAACTACTCACGAGGCACCGCCAACAACTGGAATTTTATCTTTATATAATCGCGGCGATAGACGCAGATTTTATTGGCAATGTCCACATTGCAAAGAATGGTTTGAGCCATCAATGGCAAATATGGTGGGGTATCGAGATGATACCGACTATGTTAAGGCAAGCGAAAACGCTCGTTTACAATGCCCGCATTGTCAATCTCTCGTAGATCCTGACAAGAAACGCGCATTAAACATTGGCGGCAAGTGGTTAAAAGAGGGCCAAACGATAGATAAAGACGGTGTAATCCATGGCGAGGGAAGAAACTCTCGTATTGCATCATTTTGGCTGGAAGGCCCTGCAGCCGCTTACCAAACATGGGCTCAATTAACTTATAAATTGCTCACTGCCGAACATGAATTTGAAATGACAGGCAGTGAAGAAACGCTAAAGGCAGTAACAAATACAGACTGGGGATTGCCTTATTTACCACGCTCCGCACTTGAGCAACGCCGAAGTGATGAGTTGATGGAGCGGCGAGAAGATACAGAAAAAAGAACGGTACCTTATGGGTGCCGTTTTTTATTGGCTGCGGTTGACGTACAGGGTGGGCGGAATCGCCGTTTTGTCGTCCAAATTGTGGGCTATGGTGAAAACAGCGAACGGTGGCTCATTGATAGATACAACATTAAATCATCAATGCGGAGCAATTCAGAGGGGGAAAGCCTACCAATTGATCCGTCCGCCTACCCTGAGGACTGGGATTTACTCATTAGTGATGTGCTTAATAAGCAATATCGCATTGAGGGGTTAGACGGTGGGTTTATGCCAATCCTTGCAATGGCTGTGGATAGCGGCGGTGAGGACGGTGTAACAGATAACGCCTATAAGTTTTGGCGTAGATGTAAGCGTGATGGCATATCAAAACGAGTGTATCTCGTTAAAGGTGATAGTACCAAACGACAGAAACTGATTTCTCGCACCTATCCTGATAATACCTCACGGTCAGATCGTCATGCTAAAGCACGCGGTGATGTACCGTTGTATTTACTCCAAACAGATCAATTCAAAGATCGCATTAGTAATGCACTGAGTCGAGAGACTGTTGGTGCCAATTACATTCACTTCCCATCATGGTTAGGCGAATGGTTTTTTGATGAGCTGACTTATGAGGAGCGCGGACAAGACGGCAAATGGCGTAAACCAGGTAAGGGCAACAATGAGGCGTTTGACTTATTTTGCTATACCCATGCGATCGCTATTTTGCGTGGTTATGAACGTATTAAGTGGGGCGATGAGGACAATGTCCCATACTGGGCAAAACTACCTGGATTAAATCCTGATGTAATCCGAAAAGAGATAACTGCACCGGAAGAAGAAACAGAAAGTGCGGTAGAAATTGAACAAGTAAAACCGCAACCGAAACCCAAAACAAAAAGTAATTGGTTAAACGGTGGCGTAAGCAAGAAAAAAGGTGGGTGGCTGTGATTTACGATAAAGAAGAGCTTGAAGAAAAAATCCGAACGCTTGATGAAAAAATCGAAAACGCCCAAAGCCAAGTTAGCTTTAATGGGCGATCGGTATCTTACCAAGTGTCCGAATGGACAAAACAACGTGACCGCTATCAACAAATGCTTAATGAGTTATTAGCGGAAACAAGACAGCGCGTTAAACGCCACAGAATCAAATATGCGAGATTTTAAATAATGGGAATATTAGATAAAGCGATTGCCGCGATCTCGCCTAAATGGGGCGCACAACGAGCAAAAAGCCGTTATGTGATGAACGCATACGAGGCGGCAATGCCAAGCCGTACACATAAAGCGAAACGCGAAAGCCAAGGCGCTAACGTATCGACCAAACAAAGTGCGGTTAGTTTGCGAGAGCAAGCGCGGGCATTAGACCAAAATCACGATATTGTGATCGGCATCTTGGATAAGATGGAGGAGCGGGTTATTGGCTCAAGGGGTATCCATATTGAACCACAGCCGCTAAATTTAAATGGCGATGTTGACGAGGTGCTGGCAGAGCAAATCCGAAAAAAATGGGCGGAATGGTCTGTTAGACCTGAGGTTACTGGACAATTTACTCGGCCAGAATTAGAGCGAATGCTTTTGCGCACTTGGTTACGAGATGGTGAGGTATTTATCCAACTTGTGCGCGGATCTGTGGTGGGACTTAATCATAGTACTGACATTGCATTTAGCCTTGAGGCATTGGAGCCTGATTTTGTGCCTATGTGGCAATCTGATACAGCTAATGTAATCCAAGGTATAGAGATTAATGCCTGGCGTCGTCCTGTGTCTTATCGGGTTTACATGGATAACCCGCAAGAAAATAACCGCACTTATGGGCGAGTTAAAATGGTGCCCGCGGAAAATATGCTGCACCTTGCGTTTAAAAAACGCCTACACCAATTACGTGGTGTGTCGATGTTGCACGGTGTTATTGTCCGCCTATCAGATCTTAAAGATTACGAAGAGAGCGAGCGTGTGGCCGCACGAATTGCCGCCGCCTTTACGATGTATATCCGAAAAGGTGATGCTGCGATCTATGGGGACAACGAGGATTACAGCACAGATAGCCCAGAGCGTGACTTTGAGATAGCGCCTGGTGCAATTATTGATGATTTAAAGCCAGGTGAAGATATTGGTCTAATCAACTCTAATCGACCAAATGTCAATCTCGAACCCTTTAGGAATGGACAATTAAGAGCAACCGCAGCGGGTACTCGCTCCAGTTACTCAAGCATTGCCCGTGACTATAACGGTACTTACTCAAGCCAGCGGCAAGAGTTGGTGGAGAGCTTTGAGGGTTACTCCGTTTTACAAGATACCTTTGTTGCGCATATCTCCCGTCCAATCTACCGCGAATGGCTAAAAATGGCGATTGTCAGCGGTGAAATTAAGGTGCCAGTCGATATTGATCCAGCATCACTTTATAACGCTGTTTATAGCGGACCTGTGATGCCATGGATTGATCCGACAAAAGAGGCGCAAGCGTGGAAAGAGCGGATCAAAGGTGGATTGGCAACGGAAAGCCAAGCAGTACGCGCAAGCGGTAGCAATCCGGCAGAAGTTAAACGCAGACGTAAAGTTGAGGTGGACGAAAACCGAGAATTAGGGCTGAAGTTTGACACGGATTTAACTAACACAGGTACGACAAATGAAAAAACAAAAGATGATTCTGTCGCCAATGGCAATGGCAGCGAACGTGACAAAGACGAATAACCAGTCTTGGTACTCAATCAAAGCCAAAGCCAACGATACGGCAGAGATCTCGATTTACGATGAGATCGGATTTTTGGGTGTGTCTGCTGCGAGCTTTGCGCAGGACTTAAAAGACTGCGGCAATAACTTAAAACAGATTAACTTACATATCCATTCCCCAGGCGGTGATGTTTTTGACGGAATCGCTATTTACAACTTGCTAAAAAATCATCCAGCCAATGTAACAGTTTACATTGACGGTTTGGCGGCAAGTATGGCGAGCGTTATTGCAATGGCAGGAAATGAAGTAATCATGCCAGAAAATGCAATGATGATGATCCACAAGCCTTGGGGTATCCAAGGTGGCGATGCTGAGGATATGCGCAAGTATGCCGACTTATTAGACAAAGTCGAAAATACGCTAATCCCAGCTTACGCAAACAAAACCGGGAAAACACCGGAAGAATTAGCAGAAATGCTATCGGCGGAAACTTGGCTCAACGGTAAAGAATGCGTTGAACAAGGCTTTGCCGACAAACTAGCCGAACCACTTGTGGCGATGGCGTCTATTAAATCACGAAAATTAGAGGACTTTGAAAAAATGCCTAACGAAATTAAAAATATGTTGTTTAAGCCACAAGGCAACGCTGGCGCATCTGCACAACAAGCAACACAAACTGAACAATCAGCGCCAGTAAATCAAACTCAAACTATGACAGTAGATAATACTGCACAAGTGCAAGCTGAATTAAATAAACGCAATGCGGATATTAAAGCGGTATTCGCACCGTTTGGCTCAGCTCACGACTCTTTGTTGGTTGAGTGCTTGGGTGATTTATCAATTACCGCAGAGCAAGCCAAAGACAAATTATTAGCAAAACTTGGTGCAAATACAACGCCAAGCGCAGCAGTAACACCTTATGCCGATAACGGTAACATCGTTGGTGATAGCGTAAAACAATCCTTATTGGCTCGTGCAGGCATCGACAAAGATAAAGTAAATGCCAAAGACAATGCTTACAACTCAATGACCTTGCGTGAACTTGCTCGTGCATCATTGGTTGACCGCGGTATTAGTGTATCGGGTCAAAATGCAATGAGCATGGTTGGTTTGGCATTTACCCACTCAAGCTCTGACTTTGGTCAAATCTTAATTGATGTGGCGCACAAATCCTTGCTTAAAGGTTGGGAAACCGCAGCGGAAAACTTTGATCAGTTTACCTCTCGCGGCACATTAACCGACTTCCGCGCGGCTAAACGTGTTGGCTTGGGTGATTTTGGCTACTTACCGCAAGTCGGTGAGGGTGAGGAATACACCTACGGCACAATCGGCGATGAAGGCGCTAGCGTTGCATTAGCGACTTATGGGCAATTATTTAGCATTACTCGTCAAGCAATCATCAATGACGATATGCACTTACTCACAAAAATCCCCGAAAAAATGGGGCAAGCGGCACGTGCAACCATCGCTAAATTAGTGTTTGCGTTATTAACTGGTAACGCTAAAGCACAAGACGGCAAAGCATTATTTGATGCATCTCACAAAAATACAATCACTAATGCAGTGTTAGACCTTGCCAACATCGACAAGGGTATCCAGTTAATGAATGGCTTTGTTAATGCGCGCGGTGAGCCGTTAGCGATTGAGCCTGAATTTATGCTGTTACCTACATCAATGTACACACGCGGCTTACAGTTAATCAAATCCGCAAGTGTTGAGGGTGCAGACGCTAACTCTGGTATTATCAATCCATTACGCGACATTGTAACTCCAGTCAAATCCGCTCGCTTACAGGCAGCAGATGAAAAATCTTGGTACTTAATCAACAAAGAGGCTATTGAGGTATCCTATCTTGACGGCATCGACACTCCATACATGGAGCAACAACAAGGCTTTACCGTTGATGGTGTATCTACCAAGGTGCGCATTGATGCAGGTGTTAACGTGATTGACTACCGAGGCATTGTAAAAGTTACCAATAAGTAACTTAAAACACCCTAAATAACGACCGCACTTTTAAACAAGGTGCGGTTTTTTATTAAATGAATCAAAGGATTAATAAAATATGTCTAAAAATTACGTACAAGACGGAAGCACCGTGCGCTTTACCGCTGCCGCTAATGTAAAAAGTGGCGATGTGGTGATTTTGGAAAATCTTGCTGCAATCGCTGTATCTGATGTTGCTCAAGGTGGCGTTGGTGTTGGCTTAACTACTGGCGTTTTCACGGTTAAAGCAAAAGCGGCCGATGATATCAAACAAGGTGCGATTGTTTACTGGTCGGCAACCGAAGGTGCAACGATTACTGCTGGTAGCAACAAACGCTTAGGCGTTGCATGGCGTGCAAGCGGTGCATCTGTGGACACTGTAGATGTCAAGATCAACGCTTAGTCCATTTGATGACGCACTTGCACAGGCGGACAAAGTCATATCAGATGTGATGATGTCCGTCTATGTCATCAATGGTAAAAAATACAAAGCGGTGCTTGATGAGACGCCGAAGGTGATGGGTGGAAATTATAGCGATGATTACTTAATTAATGGTACGACTCGAACGCTAACACTTTTCAGGGCGTCCGGCTATAAGCCTAAACTTGGCGATGTTATCACAACAACAACCACGGAATATGTTGTGCGTGGTTTTAGTTTTGAAGATGGCAAGATCGTGTTGCAGTTGGAGTAATGATGAAATCAAGCGTTGATGGGATTGAGCAATTAAGCGCAAATTTTGGCAAAGCCAAGCGGGACACGCCAAAAGCTGCGGTTAGCGCAATAAATACTGTTGCAAGACGAGCAATGCAAAACGGGACAAGGAAAGTAGCAAAAGAGCTTAGCATACAGCAAAAAATTGTACGTAAGCGCGCAAGATTGCGACGCCGAGCGACTAGCGAACGCCCGGAAGCTGAAATCTTAGTTGATCGCCGGAAACTTCCGTTAATTAACCTGCTGAAAGCCGGAGGGGATAAATTATACGAAGGTAACGGCGCAATCCTTGTCGGTCCTTATGGTGTAGAGCGCGGATTTAAGCAAAAACTTAAAAACGGGCGAACACACATCATGCAGCGTAAAGGTCAGGCACGTTATCCGATTGATGTTGTAAAAATCCCACTCGCTGCTCCACTTACAAACGCGTTTAGAGCCGAGCTTAAAGACTATGGCAGTCAAATTAAGGTCGAGATAGCTAAAAAGCTCACAAGCGCTTTTAAAAAATAGGCTATTACTATGCTAATACACAAAAAAATCAGACAAAAACTAACCTCACTTTTGAAAGAGTCACAAATTGGCGTGAATGAGGTTTACTCAGGCAGGCCGTTATTTATTGACATCGATCAAGAGCAGTCGGCAGTTGCTGTTTTTATTGATGCAATCCAAGCGGAGCCGGTTGATTTGTGTCATTACGAGTATATAGCCGATCTCAACATTGCAACTTACTTAAAAACGGCTATTGGCGAAGATGCGCTGGACGAAATCGCCGAAAAAATCAAAAAAAGGTTGGAAAGTGCGGTAGACAACGGAGATTTACCGGAAGAGATTACCGAAATCACGTTAAGCGGTTATGAGTATGAACAAGATACGACTAACCGCACTTGGTTTGTATCCAACCTTAAATATCAAATTAAATACGAGGACTAAATATGCCAACACAAACAACCTCTTTTCAGGGGACTAAATTTTATTTGGGCGTGGGCTTAAATGAGGGCAAAGCAGTTACCGCAGCAACCGTAAAACCGAATGCAACAATTACTGCAACCGGCCATGGTGCAAAAACTGGTGACTTTGTGAAGATTACTGGTCTCGGTGCATTAGATGGTTTCTATCCTGTTAAATCTATTGCAACAGATAAAATCACTCTCGCCGATGAGGTCGATTGGAGCGGTCAAGATGCACCAACGGATTTTTCATCAGCAAAAGTGGCGGTCGTCAAATGGTCATCTAATTTCTGCGCTATTAAGCAAATTGAGGGTGATGGAGACACTCTTGGAGAGGAGGATATTACAACAATGTGCTCCGAGGGGACAGAGACTGAGGCTGGAGAAATTGAGTATGGTTCAATCAAACTGACTTTCTTCTACGCTCCGGCAACACCAATGCAACAAGATTTGCGTAAGAAATTCTACGCCAAAGAAACTTTCCCTTGGATGATGGTGATGAAAAATAATCAAGGCTCGCTTTACGGTACCGGGTTTATTCAAACTTCACCAAATTTCAGCGGTGAGGTTAAAGGTAAATTTGATTCCGGTGTAACCATTAAAAAAGCGAAACGCGATTACTTATTACCTGTAAACGCTTAATCCATACGAACCCCCCCTTCAAAAAAGGGGCGTTTTCTTTCTATTTATATATATTATAAA